ATTGCTTCAATCGCACCCAAAATTACAGATTCTATTTTACCGCCAATGCCGGCCCCGCTGATTTCCTCGGTAATATTTGAAATTTCCGGCAATGTTACTTCGGAGATACCGATATACTCCGTTGCATCTTCATATACCGCAAAACCGATTACTGTTTCGTCAATCTTTGGCATCCTGTTTTACCTCCTACGCAAAAATATTTTCGAGATAACTTACGTCATACTCTAATACAAAATCAAGTTCCTTTGCCGGACTTGGAGGGGTAAGGTAAATATGAAACTTTGCCTTTCCTGCTAACAAGTCTGCTGTGGTGTTCTCTTCCTCTAAGAACTCAACACGTCCGCCTAAAATCTTCTCTTCCGCCATTAAGCCGTTAAGCCAAATGTTAATACTCTGTGTTACGGATTCGATAAGTCGTTTATTTAACTTCTTATCAACTTTGCTCCACATAGACAGGATTACAGAGTTTGCAACCCAACCGAACATACGACTTACGCAATAAAAGTAGTCTGTAACATCCGTATTTGCCGGGTAACACGCTGTTTCATTGCCCCATGATACAAAACTGCCTGTAAGGTTTAAGGCTGTGATAATACCGTTTGAGTTAAGGTAATTTGCCTTTACAAGGTCTAAGAGTACCTCTGTGCCGTCTGCAAGTACCATTCCGTCAATCTGAATAGTTTTATTGCTTGCTGATTCGCACGGCGAACCTCCGCCTAAATCCTCTGTAGCATCCGTCTTTGACATAACGCCCGCCTGATGTACAGAAGAATGGTAGGTTTTACCTCCAAGCGTATACTTGGGCCATGTAACAAGCTGTGACGGCTGTGAGATATTGTTATCGCTCTTCCACTTTGGTACGTCTGAATATGTCTTTACGGTTGTTGTATCTGCATCAATGATTGCTTTTCCTACAAATAAACCGTTAATATTCTCCGCCTTGGCTGCCATGATTGCAGCTACTTCCGAATCTGTAGAAAAGTTCGGTGCAAGGAAAAGCGTAGGGATTACCCCGTACTTAGGATATACAGAATCGACCAACTCAAAACCGCTTGATTTATTTGTTGATGTATCATAACCTCCAATAATATCCTTTTTCGTGACCTTGCTAGGGTCAACGGAATTGAATTTGATATTAAGTTTTGCATTGTCCGCCTTGATTTTCCCACTTTCAATGCGTTCTAACCTTAATACTCCGTCTGTGTAGAAAAGGTCGTAATCCTCTCCCCTTGTATATTTTTCCGTAAGCGAATCTTCTCCGTCATATCCCTTTACTTCTACTGTACCGCTTACGGCTTCAAAAGGTAATTCCGTGATTCCTCCGGCTAATGTCTTGTCTACTGTTTCCTCCCCTTTGAGGTGTTTTGCAGGGTCAAGGACATTTACCATAACGATAGGTCCATTAGAATATAATTTGAATGATGAGTAGATTTCTTCGCAAATATCGTACTTATCCCATTCGTCACTATATCCCATTGCTGCTACCGCTTCCGCATAGTTAGATGCGTATACAGGCTCATTTACTTTACCGCCTACCGTATGCACCGGGGCAGTACCTACAATGAGGTGTATACTGCTGTCTGCGACAACAGGCGTTGATACACTCGTAGCCTGTTTACTTGCTTTCGCTCCGTGATAGTAATTGCTCATTACTTTAATCCTCCTTTGGTTTTCTCATAAGACTTAAAACATCATTGTAATATTTGTTTAACAATGTTCCTGCTTTCTTTGTTTTCGGTTTGTTTACCGCAAGACTCTCCGTGGTTACGATAAGCAACCTTACCTGTGGTAACTTCTCAATGGTTGGCTTTAAATATTCCTCAATTTCCGCTCTGCTTCCTGTGAAAATTGTATTTTCAACCAACCCGGTGTTTGTTGTCGGTCCGATGTAAATAAATCTTCCCTCTGTGGCGTTCGTATTTGCCGTTTTCTGCTGTTTTTCTGTTTCCTTGGTGGAATTTACCGCCTGTTCTGTTTCCTCTGCCTGTGTGGCTGTTCTGCTCGCTCTCGGCATACTTTATACCTCCTTTATTCTAAATATTTTCTTACATCCCTGTGAATCTGTGGCAATTCCCATATTGTCATTAACTCGCCAACTTGGTACAATTCCATGTTTTCATCATAGATAATCGTTTCTATCGGCATTTGACACGAATAGCGTTCATCTACCACCACATCCTCTAGCAGGCTTGTTTCTATCTTTGTTACAAGGTTTAGGCATTGCATATAATTTTCGTTTTCATCTTCCGAAAATGTGACGCAAATAATACGCACCCTACATACGTTCTCTTCATCATCTACCTTTTTGGTAAGCAATTTGAGAAGTATGTAGGGTGCTGCCTTTTTCTCTTTTTCCTTGTTTGGTAATCTCCCGATAAACACTAACGGCGGTCGTTCTCCGGGGTCTGTTCCATTCTCCGGCACTCTTGCAATCAACCGCATATCTTTTACTTTATCTTCCATATAGGCTTTAAGTGCATTTAATAGGTCAATCGCTGTCATTAACTACCTCCGTTCAGTATCCTATCAAGTTCATGTTCCATACGCTTGTTTATGACCTCGTTTACCCTGTCCTCTACAGTTTTTATTACTACTGTGTTTTCTGCCATTCTCGGCACGGACGGACCGTAAAACTGTTTAATTGGATAATTAGAATCTCCCTTACGCTCATATACTCCTATATGTCCGTTTGGCATCTGTGCGGTAAAGCCTTTTTGTAACTCTACTTGGCTTTCATCCCTTTTAACTGCTGCCTTTACGGAAGTTCTGCCGTATGTTGCTTTCTGTGGTGCGACATTGAATTTAATAAGTGGAATAACCGTACCTGCGTACTCAATACTTCCTATCAATCCGTCACTCCGCATTTCAACCTTTTTGTACCCAATATGTGAATATCTCGATATAACCGCCGGACTTACATAGTACACGCTCTTAATCTGCTTATTAAAAGCCGTCCGCCCTGCTGTCAATCCTCTTTGCATGGCAGGCTTTAATACTTTTTCGTCAGCTTTTCCCAAGCCGGACAAAATGGCGTGTAGCCTGTTGGTGGTTTCCTGTGATACTTCAATGTCTACCATTTATTCATCCTCCCCCACCAACTCAATAATAAGTTCGTTGTACTCTGTTGCAACTTCGGATATTTTATACAGTTCGTTGCCTATCCACATTCTCATGCCTTGTCTTGGTTCTTTTTCTAAGTCAGATAATCTGATGCGTACTACAAGTAGCTTTTGGTATATGCCCTGTGCATGGTCCCCGGATAACATCTGTCGGCGTGCTTCCGCCTCTTCCGAATCGAAAACTACAGGTATGTTCCTGTCTATTCCGTCAATGCGTATCCTATGAACTTCCGCAAATTCCTCCGTATTGTAAAAAGTGCGGTCAAGGTCTTTATCAAGCATTTCTTTAAAATTTCTCATAAGCTGCCACCGCCTTAGCAGACGATAGCAACATACCAAGAATCTACTTCGTGAGGTACACAAAGCGGTGCTGAATTTAACTGTAAGAATCTTCTAGGCGGTCTACGTTCTACCCACTGTTCCGGGATTCTCGCACCCTCTACAACCTCGATTGTCTTACCTGCTTCGTCTGTTACTCCGACAGCACCATAATACATAGAGTAGTTTGCTTCTGTAGAAAGAAGTGCAACGACATTTGCCGGAAGTAAAGGCTTGTCCTCCGGGTGTTCTTTGTCGGTCCAGTTATCTAAGTACCACTCGTTGTAAGTGTAAACATCCATTCCCAACTCATGGATAGTACCTACATAGGTTGCACCGTTCGGAAGTTCCTTTGGTGCAATAACTGCAACCTCAAATCTTCTTACATCAAGAACTTTCTGCACTTCCTCGTCCATTAAGAACGCTTCTAAGGCATCCGAACCCATAAGGCACACATTACAGTTTACAAAGCCTTTCTTCTGTACCTCTTTTCTCCATTCCTTTAACTGCTTGATTTTTCCACCTGTCTTTTTATTCCAAGTGTTAGTACCGCTTAACTTGGTTGTGTTTGTGAATTTAAAATCAATCTCTGCCTGTAACTCTTTGCCGTCTTTGTCAAGAATCGGGATTTTACCTGTAAACAAAGCCTGACAGCACATCCATTCCTCACGGCGTGTAATCATTTCGTCAAGTTCTGTAAAATCTCTCTGCATCTTCTCGACCGCTCTCTGATTCGGAGATTTACCGCCGTAAAGGCTTTCTCCCGGTGTACGCTTTAAAATATCGTCCACCGTTGTAATCTTGTTTGGTGCTACAAGTGGTGGCTCGTATGTGTTAGTTTCGTAACCCTCGTTGTCGATTGTTACGCCACCAATCTTTTTATGTACGAATGGTGCAAGCTGTCGATTTCCTTTCTTAAAATCTACATCAATTTTCTGTGTATCGAATGTTTCGACATTACGGAAAAATGTAGACTTAATGAATGTATGCACTTTAGGCATACGCTCTACAAGTTTCCCCATTGTTCTAGGGTCGTAAATGCTGATATTTGCCATTTTCTCTTATCTCCTTTTCTGTTTAAGCTGTCGCATTATCTGTATCTACAAGAAAGATACCGATTTTTCGGAATGGTGCTTTAAAGTCTGATGCTTTTTTACCTGCCGGACACTCGATTGCACTACCGAAAAATTCGCCTGTGAGGTAATATACAATCTCTTCTCCCTCCTGTGCGTCCTCTGCTGCAAGTCCGTAAACATCTGCAACGGTGTCTGCTGTTACTGCCTTAATCTTTCCGTCTGCTGCAAGTGTGATAGGCATAAGTTCGTGAATTGTTTCTCCGCTCGCTACTGTGCCCGAATCGGTCACAACGGGAAAATCTCCGGCGTGTACCATTTTAGGGGTGTAACTTCCTAAATTTTCTTTTCCTGCCATTATTTTTTACCTCCTGTTATTTTGTCTGTGGATACATCTGGTCGATAATCTCACCGAATGGGTCGTTGTCTTTTCCCTGTCCGCCGTTGTTGGAAGTCGGGGTAACATCTTTTACTCCCGAATTGTCTACATCTTCCTGTCGGTCATTCAAAAATGCCTGTCCTGTCTTTTTCTGTTCTGTGATAATCTGCATTGCGAACGCTTCGGCTGTCACAGGCTCTTCATATTTCGCCTTGTTTGCCAAATCCTCAAACCCCGGCAATGTCATATCATCAATCGCCTTGATTCTTGCCCTTTCTGTATCTACTGCTGCCTGTGTGTCCGCTCCGGCGTTGCCTTTTGTATCTGCCAAAATCTCGGTTTTATACGCATTGGCTACGTCCGGGTGGTTCTTTTTAAACTCTTCCAATGTCATGTTATTGTCCTCCTTGTTTTTTCCATTGGTTTTATAGTTATTATTATGGCTATTGGCGTAGCCTAATAATCCTTTTGGTATCGTGCTGAATCTCTCCAAACCGATAGGTACGGAATTTACTATTACCTTTTCCGCATTTTCTACCTCTGTGTCCACATCTGTAAACATTACTGCGGTACAAAATCCCGCTTCTACCGCTTCCTCGCCTGTGAACCATTCGCCCTCATTTGTCATAAGGCTTTTTATCTCTTCCTCTGACTTGTCTGTGACTGTCATGTAGCAATTAACAATAGATTGCTTGATTGTTTCCAACTCTTTAACAATGTTTTCTAAATCTGTTGTATTGTAATATCCAATCAATCCGGCTAATGGGTCGTGTATCATAAATACACCGCCTACAGATATTTCTATCGTATCGCCTGCCATAGCAATAATGGTTGCTGCACTTGCACACCAACCGTCAATTTTTACCGATATTTTTGCTTTATGTTCTTTTAACCGGGTGTATATCGCTACTGCTGCAAATACATCCCCTCCGCCCGAATTGATACGCACGGTTATTTCATCAACCGGTCCCAAGTCTTTTAGTTCTTGGTTGAATACTCCCGGTGTGATTTCATCCCCATACCACGAATACTCGGAGATTTCGCCATACAATAGCATTTCTGCCGTGTTGCTCTCTTCGTCCGGCACAAAGTTCCAAAACCTTTGTACTTCGTTCTTATTCCTCGGTTTCTTCCTCTGTCTGCCCTCCGTCATTGTCGGGGTTGTTTTCTCCGTCTGATTTCTCACGTCCGTTAATATTCTCAACGGTTTGTGTGTCTGTCTTTGCACCTCCTGTTACCTCCTTTAACAATTCCTCTTCACGCTTTCGCTGTTTGATATTTTTGTAAAAGTCTGTGCCTGTAAGTTCCCTCGCTTCTCTTTCTCTTGTGGAATAGCCACCCTGTACCCTTTTCTCGGCAGCTTCAACCTCTTTTGTCGGGTCAAGCTGTCCGGCACTCGGTCCCGTCCACTCTGCCGAACAATAGGCATCTTTAATAATCGGGTCTGTGAAAAATCCGGGTGCCTTGATTCTTCCTTTCGCTACCGCTTCGCTTAACCACTCCTCATAGATTGGTTGGCAAAAATCAGCAACAAACCATGCACGGTACATTTTTACAACTTTGAAAAACTCAAGGATTGCTGCCCTTGATGCGGAATAATTGCTTGAAAATGCCATAATCAGTATTTCGTAAGGGATTTCCAAGGCTGCCCCTATCTGCTTTAATACTGCGATTACAAAAGGGTCAAAATTCGGGTTTGGTCTACCCGGATTTACCATATTGGCTTTTTCTCCCTCTCCAAGGTCGATTACTGCCCCCGGTGCAAGTTCAATACTGTTTTCGTCCTCTTGGTCTACCTGCATCTCTTCCGGGATACTCTCCCCGAATGGTACATCATCACTCGCACTTTCTTTTTCGATAAACACCGTAAACAGACCGTTAATAACTGCTGCCAACACTTCCGCTTCGGTATATCTTCCAAGCTGTTTTATTGTGTCTATTACAGGTGCTAAAAAGGGAACTCCCCGGACTTGTCCGATTCGTTCCCTGTTCATAATGTGTAATATGTTTCTTCGCCCGGTCTTTTCTCCGTAGGCAAGTACCCTTACCCATTCTCTCGGTTCTCTATCTGTAAATGATAGGGGGTGGAACTTTGATACATGGTAAGCAACTACCTCTCCTGCTGTGTTCTTTTCTACACCCTCGCAAAATAAAGGGTTTACCTTTTCGTTATCCGGGGTGCTTATCCTGTCTGCTTCAATCGTCTGTATTCTAAGGTCGTATATACTCCCTACCCTCTTTGTCGTTGTCATTAGTGCGAACGAATCGCCACTAAGCAGGGCATTTAAAAATGCCAACTGCTGCAACTGATAAAAGTTATCTATTCTTTCAAGGTCGCAATTTGTAGAATCCGCCCAATGTGCAAATTCTCTTTCTATAGTTTCCTCTAACTCTCTTGCTTCCTCCGGCTCAATTTTCAATACTTCCTCGTTAATTGATGCCTTTAAGTGTAAGCCAATTCCTATAGTGTTGGTTCTAAGCCTTTTAATCGCTCCTGTGGCAACATTTGAACCGCCATAGAACAAATCCCTAGACCTCTGTCTTAAAGGGTCTATATTGTCCTCTACATCCTCTCTGTGGCTACCTCCGCCATGCGTCCAACCTATAAGGCTTTTCTTTGTACTGCTTGCCCCATAGTTTCCATAACCGCTATCAATCATACTTAGGCGTTTTTTTGCCACCTCTCGCTTTAATGCCCTTTCCGGGGATATTGCTTTTATGGCTTTATCAATAAAATTCAAGGTCTGAACCTCCTTTCTCCGTATTTTTGGTACGAAAAAAGCACCTCGGATACCTCTATATCTCCTTGGTGCTTTGCTATTTTATATATTATCATAAAAAATCGGGCAATGGCGGGCAATCTTTTATTTTCCTGTTTCTTCCTGTATTTCCGCCATTTTTCGGGTGTTTTGCCTATAAATCTCTTGGCACAATCCTGTATACCCTGTTTCTGCCCTTTTTCTTCGCTAAATTCTCCAATTCCGCTACTTTATTGCTCCAATACTCTATCTGTTTACGGATTTCCGCCAAATTTGCCCTTGTAAATGACTTTCCGCCTATAGTGTATGATTGGTTTATTGCTACCTCGCTTTCCGCTTCTAGCCACATATCCAAGTGTTTTTTTGCTGTTTCAAGTGTTATTGCTGCCATTATGCTATACCTCCGCTTCTATTTCCTCTGTGCCTTGTGCGTGTTCTTGTTGGCTTTACCTCTGCATTTCCTTTCTTTGGTGGTTTTTTTAGGGTTAATCCTGTTATTTCTATCGCTGCCTGTGCGTAGTTTCTGCAATCCAAAGGCTCATTTCTCTTTGTTTCGCCTGTAAGTTCCCACACAAAGTACGGTCTGCCTTTTTTATATTTTAATACCTGTTTTTCTGCGGTAAGGCCCTTAAAATAATCTTCGTCATATCCTCGGATATACTCATTTTCATCTTTTGGGAAGTGGCAATATCCGGGACCCTCTTCCTCAATCTGTAATCTTTGCAATAACAAGGATTTACCTGTATCAACTCCAAGGGTAAATAAGTATGCCTGTTCTCTGTTATTCTTGGTTGGCTTTGATATATACGGTCTTGCCGTACCATCATTACCTCCCTTTATTGCAAATATTTTTCTTGCCGTTCTTGCTTTACAGAATTTATATACTTTGTTGGTAAAATGTCCGCCCGAATCCATACAGGCACATGATATTCTCATTGCCGTACCGTCCGCTTTCTTAAATGTCTGCTTTAGAAAATCGTCAAGGTTTTTCCATACTTCCGATTGTTTCAAATCTCCGTATATCCTCTTGTAGATTATGCCGTAACTTTCGTGTTCCACGCCCCAACCTACTACCTCGACCTCGAAACGGTCGTCCTGTGTATCTATTCCTGCCGTGATTGCTATAACTTCGTCCGGCACTTCGCAACGGTATCTTTCCCTACGCTTCAACAAGTCATCTTTACTTGCTTTTTCGCCCTGTTCCTCCCAAGTCTGCCCCAACTCGGTATTAACCCAAGATTTCATAAGTTCGATATTGCCTTTTTTTAATGCCTGGTCCGCTTCGATAAAGCCTTTTACTATCTTATCCCAACCAAAAAAAGTAGATGCCAAAGAGTTAAAGTGGAATCCTCGCACTTTACGGTTTGGGTATTTTGCCACATACCGCCCCTCGTTAAAATGTTCTTTCCACTCAACCTCTGTATGTACTACTCCACATTTTGCACATACATAGGTTGTACTTTCTATTTCCCCGTCTGCATCCACCTTATAGATTAAATTACTCCATTCCAACGGTTGTAATTCTCCACAACTCGGGCAAGGTACATTCCATTCTTCCATAGTTGAATGTTCGTACTCCATTTCTATACGGCTTGCCCCTTTTATCGTTGGCGTGCTTGTGTCTACCTCTTTTCGATTCCAATATGTTGTAAGTCGTTTCCCTGCAAGTATCAGAGGGTCCCCCTCCGCTCCTGCTGTTGGTGGGTAAGCATCTATCTCGTCCGCCAATAATATACGAATCGGTCGGCTTCGTAACTCTGTTGGAGAGTTTGCACCTGTCATTGTGATACGTCCACCCGGAAACGCCTTTTTAAAGATTGTGTTTCCTGCGGTTCTGCTTTTCTCATTTATCTTATCCCTTAATGCCGGGGTATCTCGTACCATTGGCATAAGCCTATCTTTACTCATTGTTTCCGCAAGGGATAAGGTCGGCTGCATACACAATATGGTGCATGGGTCATAGTGCATATAATAGCCTATTGTATTAAGCAAAAAAGCATCCGTTTTTCCCATTTGTGCAGCACTCATAACCACAACTTTTTCAACGGATATATCCGTTATCGCATCCATAATCTCCCGCTGCCAAGGTGCTTTTTCTGTATTCCACTTACCGCCTTTGCTACCCGATTCAGAGGACAAACGGCGGTATCTGTCCGCCCATTGTGATAATGTCAAGTCGGGCGGTGGTTCTAAGACCTTAAATATTCTGTTGAAAAGGTCAATCGTTTCCCTCTTCATCTTCTTTTATTTCCTCCTTAAACATACCCTCAAAATCGGATAACTCGTTAAGTGCTTCTTTTATTTTGTCATTCAGATACAGAAAAATCTTTGCTTTATCCGTCATTGCTGCCAACTTGTCCGCTTCCTCTGCCGGAATGGCACTTAATCGGCTCTTGAAATTGATTAACATAGCTGTCATTACTTTTTCTATATCCTCTGACTTGTGCAATTCTCCTTTCTTTACCGCAAGGTCTAACTCTTCATTAAGTCTTTTTGTTTTGGTTAGCTTTGCTCGCTCTTCGTTGAGGTCTACCGCTTCCTGTGATTCCGGGTTACGGTCCCTCAAATATTTTATGTATGCCCTGTTGGTTTCCGCCAAGGCGTACAGGTTTCCTTGCTTTGTCTGCAAAATTCCTTTCTGTGTCAACCTCTCCACATTTTTAGGGGTCATATCTAAGAATTTTGCGACCGCATTTTTATCATAGAGTTTCAAAATCCTACCCCCTTAAAAAATTTTGCGGATTTTTGGAAGTCGTTTTTTCGACCTCGAATCTAGGAAGCGTTTGGGGTCACGGCACCCTCACGCCTTTCAGACAGCTTACAGTACCTACGCACCCTCGCCGTCCGTGGCGTGTGCCTGTGTCCGCCTGTGGCGTGGTGTGCGGTGCGTGTGTGCCTGTGCGTGCCTGTGTGAGCGTGTGCCTGTGCGTAGGCGTGGCTACTGCTGCCGTGTGCCAAGCCTATACCTCGCTGTCCTCTGCTCCCTCTGTGTATGTATCGTCTATCTCTCCTGTGTCGGGGTCTACATCATACTCCCCGCTTATCTTCTGTTTCATAAGTGCGTACCGCTTCTCTTCCAATGTGATACGGCGTTGCTCCAACTCATAAGACTTTATTGTATCTAATAGTTTTATTATCCTGCCATGTACTTTATTGAGCTGGTCCTCTAGCTTATTTGCTCTTTCAAATGCAGATGATTTAATAGTTGTTTCCATAGCAACGCTTAGAGCCGGTCCCTGTGCCTTATCTTCTCCGTCCTCATTGTACGCACCGTATGGGTCTGCATCCTCTCCCTCTTTATTCGGGGTACGCATTTCTACAACCTTGTCTGTGTATAGGTTGCCTGTTGTGTCGCTGTTTAAATCCCTTATTCTTTTTTCCAAATCTTTTTCTTTGGCGATAAGGCTTTGTAATTCTCTTAGCGTATTTTCCTGCGTGTCAAGGGTTACTGATTCTATCAGCTTTTTTTCATCCTCTGATAGTTCATCAAAATACACTTTAGAATATGCTCCGTGGGTTTCTGCGTTTCTATTTCTCATAGGGGCCCCGTGACCCTTGGCGTTTTTATTGCCTTTTTGTCCGCCCCTCTTTTTGGGTTTATTTTCAAGTGCATCATTCCACTTGTCTACGCATTTCCATTTTCTTACCTTTGCCGAATCAATTCCCAAGGCTTCCGCAATTTCTGTATTCTTCATTAAGCCGTCTGAATCCAAAAAAAGTTGCTTCGCCTTTTCCCTGTTTTCATCTTTTTGTCTTGCCAAGCTAAAACCTCCTTTCGTTTGTTTTCCTATTTTTCGGCTTTCCATTCTTTCGGAATCTTCGCATTTTTGTAAATTCAAATTTTTATAACACGAAAAGGCAACAGGATTTAACTATAAAATCCTGCTGCCCTGCTTCGCTTTTCATCTTAGTATTATACTACATAAAATCGGGCAATAGCGGGCAATCTTTAGTGCAAAACCTCTTTTAAAATTTTGCTTCGTGATATATTTCTATTCCTTGCCATTTTTCCGCCTAAGACCTCTAAGGCAACGCACCTTATATTTTTGCTTTGTCGGACAGAGTAGTTAATCTGTTCCGCAATGCGTTCCCATTTTTGACCTTGTAGATAGAATCCACAAATTATAGCCTTGTGAATCGGAGTTAATGAGTATATTTCTTTCATAATTTCCGTTCTTAACTTCTTTAACTCCTGTATTCTGCCCTTTAATTCCTTAATTCTCTCTGCGGTATCCGTACCTGCTATTTTGATTGCAAGCAGAGCCGTAGAATCGCTTGTATTACTTCCGTGTGGCATACCGTCATAGTTAATTGCCCCTGTGGTATCATACACGCTTTCGTACTGCTCTAGCCACTCGCCTGTAACCTTAATATCAAGGTCAATATCTTTGTAAAATTTTAAGATTGCTTCTACTTCCCAATTCTTCATTTTATGCTATCCTTTCTTTTATGGTGGTCTGTATTTTTCACACCATTTGATACTTGCTTTTCCTGTAGCTTCGATTTCTGCTATACAACTGCTGCCGTGCTTCGTCCTCTTGGCTTCGCAAGATTCGCAAATATCCGATTCTGCTATATCGAAAATATCTTTTAACCTCTCTGCAAGGTCTTTTATTTTCTCCATAAGCAAATCAAAGGATTGCATGAATTGATTTATTAAATCGCACGTTTCTTTTTCTGTTTTTCCAATTTGTGCGGACAGGCAGACAACCAATATAGATAATTGATTGCTTGCCTTTTCTTCTCCGCACCAAATAACGCCCTCCTTGTATTCGATACGGTCCATACGCACCGCCTAACCCTGTAAGTATTTCTGATACTCTGCCGTTTTACCCATTACCCATACAGATAAGGCATTGGTTAATCTACTTTCCCATTCTGCCGGGCAGATATTTCCGTTTTCGGATTCTGTCATAATAACTTTCCTTACCTCTTTTTGTATCATGTTATATTGACCTGTTCCGTATTTTTTTCTTATCCATTCCGTAAAGGATAATCCCTTTTCCTGTGGTTCGGGTACATATTCCGGGTAATCGCTCATATCCTGTTGCCCCGGTAAGTTGTCGTTTTCCGCTTCGTCCTCCTGTGTTTCCTCCGGCTCATTCATAAAACTGCTTTCCTGTGTTTCCTCGGCATCCTCTTCCTCTACCGGTCCCTGTGGTGCTTCCTCTGCGGAATCATCATAGGTTAATTCTTCCGTTTCAATCATCAATGCAACAATTTCCGCAAGGTCGGCATACTCGATAATATATGTACTCCAATCCTCCTTAATCTGTATCGCCATTCCCTCCGTTTGGAATCTGTAAATAAATTCTTTTCCGTTAAGTTCTAAGGTTTTGGCGGTAAATGTCTTTGAAAAGTGTTTAATCAATTCCTTTTCAACTGCTGCCGTATTGCCTTTTACTTTGAATACCGCACGGTTTACCTCTCCTTTCAAGGCTTCTTTAATCGCTTTCTGCACCTGTTCCGCCTGTTCATCCGTAATCTCTGCTTTTGGCTCTTCTTTTACATCATTTATATGTAATTCGCCTTTTTCCTCGTATTTTTCGTAAGCCTGTTTCTGCCCCTCTTCATCAAGTCGGCTAAGTTCGTGTGCGGTAGAAATATTGATATTGCCTTTTTCCAATTCATCCTTAAACTCCTGTGATAAATTGTTTTCAATGGCTTCCATTCTTCCAATCTGTGTAGTTGATGTATTAAGCATCTGTGCCACAATATCACGGATACGCCCCATTTTTTCTTTTTCCTCTTTTGGCTTATCCTTGTTTTCTTCCTGTAAGGCTTTCTTATACTCGGTAAGGATTTCTTTTAATTCCTTTGCCTGCTGCACCTTTTCCCAATCCGTAAGCTGTCTTGCCGTTGCATTGGTAAATATAAGGCTTAACTTATCCTTGATTGTGTCGGATTCCTTTTTTATAAGGCATGGCACTTTTCTATATTCCTCTTTACCCTCCTGTACCAACTTCAAGGCTGCAAGTCTACGGCGGTGTCCTGCGACTACCTCGTATTTTCCGTGTGCTTCCGGCTTTACTACTAAGTTCTGCTCAATGTGTCCGACCAACTCAATAGACATTGCTAATTCGTCTATGTTTTCCGTTGAGTAAAAATTATCTTTGCTCGGCATTAAGTCCTCCACATCAAGCATAGTTACCTTAAATTCCTGTTCCTGTTCTGCCGGTCCCTGTTCCTGTACTGCTGCCCCTTTGCTTTTCGCATTGAGTAAGTCGTTAATGTTAAATCCTGCCATTGCTCTTTCCTCCTATTCTCAAAATGCCTATACCTTTCCATTTTTCTGTGTCCGAATCGGTCACAATTTTTCTGATATTATCAAGCGTTTTTTCATTCTCTATATATCTGATATAATCCCGTTTCGGAATCAATACCATTTCTTCCTTTTCCTCTGTGATAATTCCGCAATCCACTATCTATACTCCTTTCCTGTGTCCTTATCTCTCAATACGATACGTCCGACCATTTCATACCCTGCAATATCTATCATCTGCTTTAATACACTTACAAGGTTTGTTACTTCTGGGTTGTATTCCCTTTTCTTTACCTTTGGTTCTGCTTCGTGGATTGCTGCCCCGGCTGTGGGGTCAGCGTATCCCTCCTTATTCCTGTATGTCATTCTATCCCTCCAAATACTCCTTAACGAATGTCTTATAATCTCTTGCTGCTCCCGACCTTGGGGAATACTGCATAAGGCTCTGTGTAGTAAATGTAACCTCGTCTGCCTTTTCTGTTCTGCGGATATGTGTTTTAAATACCGGGTATCTCTGATTCTGTAAATATTCCTCTCCCTGTCTGCATACATCACGGTTATAAAACATTGTTACAAGGCATCCTCTAAACTTTAATTTCGGGTTAAGTTGCTTTGCATTATTTATCTGCTCTTCTAACTCTGTCATTCCGTCAAATGCGTATCCGTCAATCTTAATCGGTATAATAACCTCGTCTGCTGCCACTAAGGCATTTATGACGGATATATTTATATCCGGCGGACAATCAATAATACAATAATCAAATATGTCCTTTACCTTTTCCAATTCCTTAGACAGGATTGTTACTTGGTCTATATCCTCATTCTTAATAACCGTAAGATTCGCTGTTAAAAGGCTCATATTGGCAGGCACAACCGCAATATTTCCATTTGCTCCAAGCTGCATTACATCCGTTAATGTTTTTTCTCCTGTAAGTACATCCGCAAAACTCGGTGCTTCATCGTTCCATACACCGCACGCCTTGGATAAATTCCCTTGCTTGTCGTTGTCGATAATCAATACTTTTTTGCCGTAATCTTCCGCTAAGATATAACCCATATTTACACTTGTGGTTGTCTTAGCACATCCGCCTTTCATGTTGATGATTGCAATAGTTTTCATTTGCTTTTACCTCCTGTTAATACTCTTTGTGCTTCCTTAAAGTCCATTTTCTTAATCGCTCTAAGGATTCGGGCAAATACCGCCCCTGCCTGTCTACCAAGTTCTTTGTTCATAAAGTCCAAATCCTCGGAAGTAAATACTACCTTTAATTCCGGGTCGTTTATGATATTTTTAGCTTGTATTACCTCGATACCGCATAGGGTTCTTACTCCGCTTTTGAAATAATCCCTATCCTCCTGTGTCATTGGTATTTTTCCTATATTTGCCATACCGTTTTATCCCTTTCTATTGGTTTTCCACATTCGGGGCAAAATTTTAACGGTCTTGGACTAAATGTTGTTTCCCCTCTTTTTCTATTCATTCTGTCGTATGTCCGAATTGTTATTTTTACCTTTGCAACATTTGTCATTTTTTGCTCTTCATTCGGAAGTCCTATAAAAATTTCTCTGTTTTCTTTAATCTCTTTACATGTTTTACAAGTTTTCAATTCTTTTCCTCCTTTCCTGTGTGTTTGCACACTTTATACAATTTCTAAATGGCTTTAGGCACTCTATAAAGCGTGCAAGCCTGTTTTGTGGTGGACTTCTTGGCATATATCCACCGCCTTTCCCGGCTATGTGATAGGCGTTGCAATTTTTCGCATTAAAAAATTACTAAAAACCTGTCGACTTACTGCACGCTCTCTAGTTGGCGTACCCACTGCTATTTTTTCACTCTATCCCTGCTACGGCTATTGGCTTGCCCTCGTCAGAAAACAGGTTGCCGACCTGTCTTGACGGCTCGTGGCGGTTGCCCCTTGCCGTTTCGGCTCTTTGCCGTGTTTTATATCTCAAAATTATTTGTTGCTATTGCTAATTCTCTTAATGCTTCCTCTTTACCGCAAATTTTATAGTATTCAGATAGTAGTTGCATTGTCTTTATTGTTTGTCCTCTCTTTATAAGTTCCTCTGCCAACTTTTCAATTCCACACCATTTATTGCCGTCTCCTTTTTCAAAACATAATTCCTGTAATTCGTGAAATATCTTTGTTTTTCTATCATCTAATGCAGAAATATTTTTATTCCATTCTGTGTATTTCTCTTTCAACTGTACTTTTGTCATATCTCTTACCTCCGTTTTGCTTTCCTTTGATGATTTTATTATATACTTATATAAGTATATTTACAACCCGGGATAATCAACAAATATACTTATATAAGTACATCAATCTTTTGTGCAACTTGTATACTTATATAAGTATTATTCCTGTATGTTCTTTTTCTTTTCTTCCAACTGCTGCCTTTTGTCTTTCAGATACTCCATATATTCTCCGTATGTCATTCCCGGCGGTGTGATTCTTCTTTGTGCTTCTCTTGCCTGTTTCGCTTTTTGGCTTAATACTGCTGCCTTGCTTACCGTCTTTTTCTCTTCTCTCTTTGGTTCTTCGGGTTTAATCCCTAATCTTCTTGCCTGTCGGTTCGGCTTTGCCTTGTTATATGTCAATGTCCTTTCCTGTTGGAATGGTATTACTTTCCTGTTTCTTCTCTTCTTTGCCATAACTGCCCCTTTCCAAATCGTCCGCAATTTCTGTTATACTCTGCATACAGGCTTTTATATTCGTGTCCGTGTCTGCCGTTATGCTTAATATGTTGCTTATCTGTCGTAACCTCTTTATCTGTTTTGGGTCAACTGCTGCCTTTTTCAGACATTCCGGGCATATCTCTATGCCCTCCAATGCCTTTTCTCCACATAAGCTACATTTCTTCATGTGTACCAACTCCTATTTTCTAAAGAACTTCAATACTCTTTCGTTCCACCAATACTTAAATACCGCCTTATAAAAGGCTCTCGTCTTTTCTTTCATTGTCCTTTTCTTCCTCCTGTAGGATTCGTATAATGCCTATATAGAGCCTTTCCGCACAATATACGCATATACTGTTACCTATTGCCCTGTATCGTGCCGTATCGGCTATAATATTGCCGTCTGCTCCGTATTTCGTCCAATCGTCCGGGTATCCCTGTAATCGTTCTCCCTCAACAGGTGTAAGCCTGCGGATTATGTATACAACTTTCTGTGTTGCTTTCTTCAACAGGTCTTTAATGCTTTTCTTCGGAGTGCTAGGGGTATTTCCCTTTGTCTTGGTACTCTCTGTTATCAGAGTTTCCGACCCTCCGCCGTAAGACCCCCCCGCTGCCCTTAAAGTGCCGTTAATCTGTGTTTCCCTGTATCCTCCGTGCTGATTCTCTTCAAAGGCTTTCTTATCGGTTACAATCAATGGGGTATCTCCCCTTACGGTATTATTCTGTCCTGCGGTTAATGTTCCGCTTGTATCGCTCTCCCTGTATCCGTGGTGTTGGTATGCTTCGTAAAATACGCTGTGAATATCTGCCGTTGTGAGTGTCGGGCAAGGTCCCCCGACCTTTCCAACGCCTAATCCGTTGCTTGCCTTATTTCTTGTAACTTCATCCCTTAAAGGTATTACGCTTCGTTTCTCTTCGTACATGATGCAAGGTGTTTGACCTCCGCCTCGCCCCATATTCTGTACTAAGGTTGGGGTAATATCTTTGTATGTTCTTACCACGCTGTCGGCGTGTGCAAAATCAAGACCTAAAACCTCCCCCCCTCGGCTACTTTCTGCTCTAAGGCTATTCGTAGATTGTCCGGCAGCTTCCGCCCTTTGTTTTTTGCTCTTCGGAGTATACCCAAGCACGCTTTCGGACTTAAATAATATTTCTCCGGCACGTTGTCCTCCAAAATCTCCGATAAGGTAGATTCGTTTTCTACGTTGGGGTACTCCCCAATATTGAGCATCAAGGATTCTCCAAGCGGTGTCAACCTCCCCCCCTCTAACCATTCCTGCGGTTGCCCATTTGCCACTTGCAGGCATTGGAATATTGGCGTTTGTGACTTTTTCAAGCACGGCTCTAAAATCCTCTCCGCCGTTACTCGAAAAAGCTCCGGGTACGTTCTCCCAAATAATGAAAGTTGGATATTTTCCATTTGTTGCTAACCTCATTTCTCTTATAATTCTTATTGCGTGTATGAATAACCCGGAACGATTACCTTTAAGTCCTTTTCTCTTTCCGGCTATGCTCAAATCTTGGCAAGGACTTCCAAAGGTTATAATATCCACAGGTTGTATTTCATCCCCTTTAAGTTCCGTAACGCTTCCAACGTGCATTACATCTTTAAAACGGTATCTTGTTATGTCGATACAATTCGGTTCTACCTCTGCGGCCCATAACGGTTTAATGGTGCATCCTGTGTCTATCCCGCTCGGTATGCCTGCTGCATAGCAGAAACCTCCGATACCGTCAAATAGGCTACCTAGTGTTAATTGTTTCAACGCTTACCCTCCTTTCTGTTTTTCTTCTCCTGTTTTCTCTTGGCGTATTCCTTTAAGTATCTTTCCTGTTCTTTGTCCTCTTCCATTCTTGCTAATCTTTTTTGATACCTTTTGTATATTTTGCAATCCTTTTCACAATCGGGGCAAGTTCTATACAGACATCCGATACATTCATGCAATCCGCCGTTCTCGTCCATATCAATGCCAAATACATAAGAGAAAAATATAATAGCGAACGGAAGAATAAATAATACTGCTGCCACGGCAACGATAATTAAGATTACTGTTATTATTGTTTTCATTCCTGCCAATCCTCCAACTTTTTAACCCTTGTCTGTAGGTTGCTTATGGTTACTTTCATTTCCTCAATCTGATAAGGCAATACGTCCGTATTTTCAAACATATAAAGGACTTCTACCGCCCGGCTTATCGGTACGCCACTTTTTAATCTCGGTTTGTTGGTCTTTGGGTCAATCTCTGTAAGTCTGCTGTTCTTTGGTTTTCTCTTGGCGTCCTTTGCCGGTCCTGGCATTGCTTTATTCATCATCTTGTAATACGGAATCTCTGCCCCTACAATTCCGTTAAGTCGCACTTAATAACCCTCCCTGTGCCGTTTCGTTTTCCGCTTTCTTGCTTGCTACTGCTGCCGTTTCCTGTAACTCCTGCTCCAACTTCTCCCAAATCAGAGGAATCATTAACTTACAAACTATCATTGTGTGTATTCTGCTTTGTGTTTCCGTCAATCTCTCGCACATATACACGAATAATAAGCCTGCGTTGGCATCCCCCTCCCAATCCGGGTTGTCCTGTCTTGATTTCTTAAAAAGCGGTGTTTCTTTGTACTGCTGCCCTAACTCCTGTAAGATTTCTATTGAACGGTCTGTAAATATTACCTCTCCGCCCTCTTTGACCTCTGTAACTGTCAACAGTTCCATAATTTTATCTTTTTCGCTCTGCATTTTCGTATGCTCCTTTCAATTCCTCGGTGTGCATTAAGAAATGTACCGCACCGTCAAACTTAACCTTGTATTCCTCTATATCATCCAGCTTTAGGTACTGCCTGCCGTACATTTCTTTCATATCTCGCCATACATTCCACGGAATAAAGAAAAAATCATCCTGTATACAGATACATACCCCGCATAACGCTCCTAATCTGCTGTGCTTTTCCAATACGTCCATTTGCGTATCTGTAAGTACATTTCGGGTTATTCTGTCTTTGCTTGTCCTCTTGGCTTCAAACATAATAGAGCGACCGCCGTATAAGGTCCCTTGAAAGTCGGGTTGTGCGTGCGTACTGAATCGCCCCGTAAATTCTCCTGTCCTGTGGTTCTTACTTGTTACTCTGAATGGTTCGGGTGTTTTATCAATGCTTGCTATTCCGTGGCTTTCGTACATTCTGCACCCGGCTAAAATCTCTCTTTCAAAGTGCTGCCCCTGTGCATTGTTGAGCCTGTTTTTATACTGCTGTTTCAATTTATCTTCATCTACTGCCGTGGCTCTTGCCTGCTGCCACTTCTTTAATTCTTTTTCCGTGTCCGAATCGGTCACAAATCCTTGATTTATCAATGTTTTTCGCTCCTTTTTGTTAATTCATTCCACGGTATTAACCGCATACGCTTTTTACCGTCCAATTCGTAAATAAATGATACCGTGCCATTTTTTAAGCTGTGTTCTGTGATAATATCCGTTATCTGCATTTCTGCCGTGCCTAATCTTCTCGGGTATCCTGTAATAGCCATTCCCTCAATTATGGCAACCTCCACAATATCACCCAACTCATAAGGGCAATGTGCCGTAAATACTGCCTGTTGCATATTAACAACCGCTCCTTTCTCTGATTTCGTGAATGTGTAGTGTGTAATATTCCTTTCCGGGTTCTGCTCCCCACTCTTCCTTACCTGCCTTAACATCCAATGAACATAATGCAGTAAACTGTGGTCTGCTGCTGCCGTATCCGTTTCTGAATCCTATTAACTGTTTATCAAGTCCTGTAGGAATATTTGAGTTTGGGTACATTTCAAATATTTTCTTAAACCTCGTTGTATAATACGGTTTAATCTCTCTGTATTCCTCCTGTTTATCCCCGGAAAGAATCATATTGAACCATTTACCCATTATTGGAAGTGTCAGCATTTGTTACCTCCGTTTTCTTTATTCTTTGTTTTATAGCATCCTGTAATTTTCTCTTTTTTACGTTCTCCGGCTTTTCTTTTTCGTGTTTCTCTTGCCTTGCTTTCCATTCTTCTATTGCTTCTCCGTCAATATATTCCAACGGCTGCATTGTATCCGGGTTGAAATTCATAGGTATGCGACCCTCTAACGCTTTTTTAATCAGTCCGTCTTTTCCTATTCCGAAACACCCGCAATCTACTTTGTACTTATCGCAAGTAAAATAACTGTAGTCAAAACTTGTTACTTTTTTGCTGTATCCTGCGTGTACCCAAGGCATTGTATTACGCCTGTTTACCGGTCCGTCTTTCCGTATGCAATATATAGCCGTTTCATCTTCCACATTGTCATGGAATCCATTGAAATAATCGCACGTTGCACATATACCAAACCCCTCGTTTGGTCTTACGCTACCGCAATGTTCGGTATATATTTCATGTTCCGTTTTTAATTCTTTGCTTTCGCTATCCCATATACCACATTTTCCGTTAAACCTGCTTATCGCACACGGTTGGTCGTATCGTCCTCTGCTGCCGTATTCAAAATTTTCTTCCGTTTGCCTAAAACGGCAGTATTTACAATCTGTCTCCCAAATATTGTCGGGTATCTTGTGCTTCTGTTTGCTTTCAATACTTTCGAGCGTAGTGTGTTTTTCTGCCATTAGCTTATATCCCTCACTTTCCGCAATCGTAGGTAACAATTCCACCCCGTATAGTCGTTGTATTCAAAATCTATCTTGGTAGGCTCATACCCCTTATATAACTTTCTCCATACCTCCTTATCTTCCGGGGTCTTTGCATACTCTCGGAGTTTTCTAAAACTCCATTTATGGTCGTTTTTCTTTACCTTTGGCTTTTTAAGGTTCATTGATGTAGACCATTTTTTACAACCTTTTTTACGCTTGTTTATGTAATTTACTATGCCCTCTAATCCGTTTTCGTTCGGCTGCAACCTGTCACAGTTCACGAATCCGTAATAATCTACATTGGCTCTGTATTCCGGGTTGTTTGCCTTTTTCCAATTTATCCTTGTGGTACTCCACATTAACTCTAAATCGTCACGGTCCAACCCTCCGTTGTTGATAATGATATGGTGGTGGATTCTTACGGCTTTTGTTGTCTTATCATCCGTATCAATCCCCTGTAATGTAAGCTGCCCCTCTTCCTCTTCCGGGGTGTATTCGGTTACAAGCATATACTTTAAATCCTCGCCTGTTTCCCTCTTCATTTTCCTTTTGATGCGGTCTAAGTAGTTATGCACATTCTTTTCCGCTTCCTCCAAGGACATAGGTAAATGCTCATTGTTGTATGTAGCTGATATATGAAAATCATTAGTACCAAAATTAGTATTGGCAATCTGTACGAATCTTCTTTTACTTCTCTTGTCATTAAGGTTTTTTTGAGTCTGTGATGATTTACCTTTTTTCCCCTTACCTGCTTCCGGCATATTCGTAACTGCTACTATATCAACTTCCAAGTATTCCTCTCCGCAATATATCCTCTTCTCACGGATAAAGTTCTTTCTCTTCTTTGCCATACCGTTTATTCTCCTTATACTACAAGTCCATAAGGGTACACCTATTAAATTATATACTTATACAAGTATAGTCTTATATAAGTATATAATTTTATGAATGTCCTAGATGTTAATACCCCATACAAGGTCCTCAACACGCCCTTTTTTATAGCCTTTTGGCGTGTGATTTCAAGGCTTTTTTATTGACTTTGTGCAAGCCTTATAGTATAATTTGAATAGGTGTAATTATCGCTATAAGGCGGTACAGGGAACTTGCATAAGCCACTATGCAAGTTCCTTTTCTTTTGTCCTTTCCCTGTAAATCTTGGTTGCAAAATCTACCGTGTAATATCCTCCACAACCTTTATGTTTTGCCATGTACGAACAACTAAGCGATATTTGACCGCATTTTAAGCATTTGAGTTTAAAATACGGCAATGCCGTTACCTGTGCGTTTAGGCAAGGAATATATGGTATATCCAAGCCGTTATCTGCGTGGTATCTGATGCCCTCCACAAAATCCGAATAATCTACCATACTTCCAATGTTCTTTATGTTCTCGGTATCCAAATCTCTGACCTCTATAATCTCGCCGTTTACTATGTCTACCGTTGTATTCAAATCCTCAACTATGAAATAGCCTATTTCCTCTGCTGTTTCATAAAGCAATATATCCTGCTCGTAAATCGGTTTTCCGTACCTGTCTGCTGCATCCGTCTGTCTGCACATGGTATCTATGTTTACCTCATACACATTTGCACCCGGATAACCGCCCTTGTCTATATAATGACCTGCGGGGCGTACTGCCCCGTCACTTGGTCTTATTGGTGGCTCTGTTATATATTCGCCCTCTATCCATATCGGGTATGGCGTGCTACTGCTCTTTGCCTTTGCTTTCACTTTCCTGCACCCCTCTTTCCGCTACTGTTCCGATAATCTCCATTCTTGCCGTATCAGATACCCCCATATCGTCAACGCACGGTAGCAACTGATGTATGATACCCTCGGTGTCAATCCAACGGAATATAACCACATCTGCAAGCCTTACTTTTACTGTGTTGCTTCCGTCTTTGCCTGTAAATCCCGGCAATGTGTTGTATTCCCTGTCGACTGTCGTTTTGTCTACTACAAATTCTCTTACCTGTCCGTCTACTTCCAAGGCTACAATATCGCCTGTATACATTTCTTTGCCGTTCTTATCCCTGTACGGGGTCTGTTCTCCCAATGTATCCGGGAATATCTCTTTAAAATCTCCGTAAACTGTGCCAATCTCCGCTATCTCGTCCGTTTCATATCCATAAGACGGCATACCGTAGACCCACTCGTAAGATTCCTTTTCCCTGTCGTATGTTAATCCTCTGTACTTCATTCTCCTACCTTTCCCAAGGCTTTAGCGTAAGAGGGTACTGCTCTTTTATCTCACGGCTACGCTCTACATTGGTCTGCAATATAAGCTGTGCCTTTTGCATTTCCTCCTGTGGCATTTCCTTGTCTTTGTAACTGTCTACAAACTCTTGGTACTCCTGTATTTTCTGCCTTAATGCTGCATCCGTGGCAGATATGACATACACGGTCCCACAATGTTTACAACGCCAATACCTGTATTCGATTTCTCCCACTTTCTTGTAGCTTGGCTTTATTTTGCCTATTGATTTATGGCACTTGTCGCATACGATAGTAGGCTTGTACCTTTTCTTTATTGGTTTCACTACTCTATACCTCCATTCAAAACCTTTAGGCTTCTGATATGCGATACTCTGAATAAACAGGAATTGGTTATGTATGTTCCCTTGTGTGCCAAAAAGTAATAATTGCTCTTTAGGTATAAATTCGGGTTATTCTTTACCTCTTCCGTTCCTGTCTTTCGTAAAGTACCTCTGTAAACGCTTCCGTCAAATATCTTTATATCCACATATTCGCCTAAGTGTTTTTCTAACTCCGCTCTATTCATTGCTTCCCTCTGCTTTCTTCGGACACCATGCCGGAGAGGTCTTTACAGGTACTTCCTCTGAATATCTCGCACCAAATCCTATAAACCCCTGCAATCTGTATATCCTGTGTTCTGCATAGTATTTTCTGATATATTCATGGTTTGGATGCTCGCAATAAAAATTGCTTCTAGTGTTTCCTGTAGGTCTTAAACTTTTGCAATATTTACAATCAGCACATCTGATTTTATTCGCCATTGTTTCACTCCTTTTATGCGTACAGGGGTGCTACCGCACCCCTTAACAGTTATTCAGTAATCAGTTTTCCGTTTACTTCATAAAAAGCGGAGCGGAAGCCAATGCCGACGCCCGAGCTGGAACGAGGGTTAAACAAGTGGAGAGCGGACGGACCCGAATCGGAAGTATCGTCGAACGCCGACCCACGGAGAGGCAAATATTCGCCCTCTGTCGCATCAAAGTACACATAGGTCTTGTTTTCTTCCTCTGCTCTCTTTTCCGGGATAATGCCTAAATCCCTAAGTGCCTGTGGAATCTCTGACAATTCAACCTCCAATTCTTCAATTCTTACTCCGTCATAATCCGGCTCGTACTCTTCGTGTTCCGGCAGGTCAACTATTGCAATATCTCCGCACTCAACATTAACCCTTACCGGTCCCCTGTTTGTCTTGACCTGCTGCCACTCTTCACTATCTCTTGACAGGTCGCAATATGAGGATGCAGCTTTGTTATCCGGGATGTACTCTATAATTCCGTCCTTAATCCTTAATCCTGCCAACAATTCCCATACATTACCGTTAAGGTCTGATACTCCATAAGGTGTATGGTCGTGATTCCATGTAACCGGTCCTGTACCTGTATATGTCCGTCCAAAGTTGCTTACTTTACCCTGTTCGTCCTTGTGGTAATAGTCTTTGCCCCAATCGGTGTTGCCGTGTGGCATTGTGCCTTTTTCCCTACTCTGATTTAACAGGTATTCATACTCTACGGCGGTCATAAGATGCCAACCTAACCCCTTGCATCTGCAAGCCTGTACCGCTTCGTCAAATGTGATATTTACGGTCGGGTCTGCCATTGGCATACTGTAGGCTCTGCCGTCAATTACTGTATTCGGGTACTTGGATATGTAAATGGCATCCGCCACCTTATCCCCGATTTTGAATACTGCCGGGATTTCCTCGGTATCCTTTGGTCTTACGAATCTGCACATGATAGACGGAATCCCTCTATCATCAAAAATTACTACATTGTTGTGGTCTACTGCGTTCATTGTTCCTTGTCCTCCTGTTTTCTACTTCTTTGCGTAAATTGAATGTAACTTTATGCTTCCACGCCTTTTTATGCTTTCCTCGGTGTGTAATCCCGAATCAAAAAATGCACAAAAGGTAGTACCGCCGATAATACTTGTTGCAACTATGTAGTTGCCGATATTATGAAACTCGCACCGCTTGGCGTTGCGGTAAACTGTTATATGCTTCTCTGTCCTGTTCCCTGCCACGCTGACCCTCCTTTCTAGGCGTTACCTTTACGGTAATTTCTACGCCCTCTCTCTGTCCTATCAGCATAGCCAAGGTATCATAGAAGCGTTGTACCTGTTCTCTGTTCATGTATCGCCCTCTCTTCCTCTGCTATGTCAACTGCTGCCTGTCTGATTTCTTCACAATCCGCTTTCAACAGGTCGGCGGTCATTTCCATAACTTCCAATGGTAGGCTTTCATCTACCACTAGAGAGCCGACCATATCCGCCAACTCTCTAGCTTTTTCCTGTGCGTTTAAATTCAATTCCTTGTATCCTCCTGTATATCTGAATGGTTAAGCCGTTCTGACCGTGCCTTTTGATAACTGAATACCAATCATCACGCCTTTAATCTGCTGTCTTTCGCTTTCAGACATTGTTTTGAGGATTTCGATAAATTCGGTTGTTTCTCTTTTTTCTCTTTCTGCCTGTAATGTAATGTCCTGTGTTCTTGCTTCCAACATAGGCTTGACCTCCTTTCTTCCCGCAACTTACTCTGTGAGTATGTAACTATTATATGTGCGTGAGTAACTATTGTCAATACTTTTTATTCTTTTTTGTTGCGTAACTCACATTTTTGTGATATTATCATTTTCAAGGAGGTATAAAGATGAATGAGCGTCTTAAAGAACTAAGGAAATGTTTAGGCGTAAACCAAGAAGAGTTTTCTACAAAGATTGGTGTTACTCGCTCTGCAATTAGTCGTTTGGAATCCGGGGATATAAATTTTACCGAGCAAATGATTATTTCTATCTGTAGGGCATTTAATGTTAATCGTGCATGGCTTGTTGAGGGCGTAGGCGATATGTTTACTAATCTGCCGGAAACAATCTTGGACGAATTGGCGTTGCAGTATGAACTTACAGACGAGGAAAAAGACTTAGTGAGTGATTTTTGTAAACTGCCTAAAGAGCAAAGAAATGTTGTTATGGCGTTTCTTCGGGGTAAAAAATAAGGGTCGGTTGCCCGGCCCTTTCCTTTTACTCTTTTGTGTATATGTACTGTATAAAGCGGTGGATTCTCTCCAATGCCTTTATATCGTCTATGCACATGAGCATATCCATAATGGATTTTCGTATTTTTTGTTTCATTTGCGTTTAAACCCTCCTTTGCTTGTGTATATTATACTGCTGCAATATGGGTTTTTGTTAAATTTTGGTACGATTTCCAATATTATGGAAATTATTTGTAATCGCTATCGAATAAATCGGTTATTTTCATATTTAACGCTTTTGCTATGGCTTCCAATTCTGCTATAGTCGGGGATACCT